TATAATGTTGTTAAATCCGAGCTATTTATTAGAATTATTGAATACTAATAATATAAAAATAAACAAATGCATTCATATAGGTGCTCATAAATGCGAAGAATTGCCTATATATATTACAATGGGCTTCGCGAAGGATGATATAATATGGATAGAGGGAAATGATGATATGGTTGCGGTTGCTAAGAATAATAATATAGCCGTCCATAACTATATAATAACTGATAAAGATTATAGCGAGGTTATATTATACAAGGCGAATGATACAGCTTCATCAAGTATTTTAGATATGAAAAGGCATGTTGAAGTTTATCCTGATATATCATATGCTAATAGTATAAAATCCAAAAGTATAACCATAGATACTTTTTTTGATATTAAAGGTATTAGGTCTGACGAATATAACTTTTTGAATATAGCTATTCAAGGAGCCGAGCTAATTGCATTACGGGGCGCTACAAATTATTTGAAATATGCAAAAGCCATATATATAAAAATACACGAAATAGAATTGTATAAAAATTGCCCGGGTGTAAAAGATATAGATGATTTTTTGAGAGACTATAATTTTATAAGAGTTATAACAATAATGACAGAAAAGGGTTGGGGCGATGCGCTATATATTATTTCTTCTTAGCACCGACGCATTTTCCAGTTTCTTGATTTCTTACTTGGCCGTCCTTGCACACATTGACACATCTCTTTGTTACAGGATTTATTTCTTTACCATCCGGACATTCCTTCTCTTTAGCCGCCTTAAGCCCCTTCTTAGGTTCAGCCTTAGGTTCCTTCTTAGGTTCAGCCTTAGGTTCCTTCTTAGGTTCAGCCTTAGGTTCCTTATTAGGTTCCGCTTTAGGTTCAGCCTTAGGTTCCTTATTAGGTTCCGCTTTAGGTTCCGCTTTAGTTTTTTTGGCTGAAGCTACGCATTTTCCGGTTTCGGGGTTTCTTACTTGCCCATCCTTACATACATTGACACATCTCTTTGTTACAGGATTTAATTCTTTGCCTTCGGGACATTCCTTTTCATCCGGTTTTGCTACGACAGGCTTGGTAGGCTTAACAGGCTTATCTGGCTTAGCTTGCTTAGATGGCTTGGCCGTTTTTATAGGCTTGACCGGCTTGACCGGTATCATATGGTCTTTTTTGTTATTTATAGGGGCGATGGGCTTAGCCTGCTTAGCCTGTGGATCCTGTGGAGCATATGGTATGTCAAAATCTTCGCGATTGTTTGATAGTCTTATATTTTCGTATGTGTAAATATCAGGGATATTGACGGCAGCCTCTTCATCTTCGTATTTACATTCTAAGTATTTGCGAATTGCCCCCTTAGTCTTTTCTTTCACAATGTCTTTCATTAATTCCTTTTTATCAGATAGGTAGTTTTCATAGCTGATACGATAAGCCTTCCTTTTGTTATCATAGAGCTCTTCATATATGCTCTTCTTCTCTCTTTTTAATTCTTCGCGTTTATCAAAAATATCTAAGTATAGTTTAATATCCTTTTTCAAATTATTTATTTCGCTCGCGTTATTAGTATTATTATTGGCGATATTTAATATTTTTTTTTCAATATTTCTTAATATATCCATTTAATAATATTGAGGATAAAAATAATTAAGGCAATATAATATCTTCAAACATTCCCCTGTAAAATGTTTGGAGGCTTTCTTCAGGTTTCATTTGTTCTTCATAGGTACTTCTCGGTATATATTTGACTATTATTTTTTCCTTACCACAAGTAAGTTTTTTATCATAATAGCCTTGAACTATTAGTATAGCTCCTATAAAAAGTAAAAATATAGCAATCGCTTTCATTCTTAATAATATAATATAGATTATTTTTCAACATTTCTTTCAGTCCAAACATCAGTCTTTTCAATCTCCTCTTTAACCTCATCCAATCTGACGATACTTCCATATTCGTTTTCATTGCTCGCCTCTACATTATCGCCGGCAGCTCCAGCAGAGCCAGCAGCGCCAGCGGACTCTACAGGAGCTGCATTTGAAGCAAGCGTTTGCTTCCTGTTTTCAAAGACAATATCGCGACTGTCCATATTCTTCTTATACTCTTTCATCAGAGTGTTGAGCTGCGTCTCGGAGTATTCTTGATTATCAAGAGACTCCGGGTTAGGAGACCAAGGGCACCAGCAGCCTACTTGTGCGATATAGATATTAAACTTGTTATCTATCTTCTTCAAAAACTCACTGCGGACTTTTGCCTCTTCAATAGTATCAAAGGTACCGCGAACTTTGATGCCGCGCATAGAAGTAATAAAGTTATTATCTTTATGATAAGCAGCTTCGAGCGTGTCGTTATTAACCGATTTATAAAACGCGAGCTGTTCGTTCATTTCCTTAGGCTCAAAGATATATGAGTGATTGTCGGCAATCGTGTCAACCATATCCTTTTGCTCGGGATTCTTTTCCTTGATGCCTTCAAGAAGCTTCTTCATATCTTCGGAAAACTTCTCAATAAACTTGGTAAAAATGTACGCTTCTTTATTGACAATAACATCTTCAGGGCTCAAAAAAGACAATAGCACAAAGTTTTGGCCACGGATAGGCTTATCCTCATCCAAATAATCTACCTCTTTTGTTGATACCATCGCGCTGTTTTCTACTGCCGTCATTTTATACTACTGTTTCTATCTTATATTATAAATATATATTTATAATCTTATATATATTTTCATAATTACAAATAAAATGTTTCATAATAATAAATGTCAATAAAAAAATACGATGATTTCAACATACTATTATACAAAGTTCTAAAAATAATTATTCAGGCTCTAATAATAGCGTTTGTAGCATTGCTAATACAGGACAATAAGTTTAATGTTGCTAAACTATTTACTCTTACGATACTAATAGCTCTGACAATATACATATTAGAACTATTATCAAACCGATTTACTATAGCCACTCAAACCGCGAGCAATATAGGATTGCAAAAATCCAACGCCTTTATGTTATTATGATAGGCTCCCTTGGGGCAACCTCCCCGACTTCTTCCCTATAATTATTTCCCTATAATTATTTTTATTATTTATGCAAATGCAATGCAATACAATTCATATCATAATAAATATCATTAGGAACATAAAACAATATCTCACCAAATGCTCTCAACAATATAACAGATAAGATCATAGACTGTAAAACTATAAAGCTATCCTCGTATGATATAATATATCTCGTCAAATAGTTCATAGTTATTACTAATATTACTGAGATTATTAGATTACACTCAATCATTTTTTACACATATGAAAAATATCAAATAAATATAAAATGTCTCAATGATCTTTCGGTAGGCTATTCAAACGACTTCTGTAATATCTAAAAAGAGAAAGCTAAAGCAACCAGATTTCTATAAAATTTGAAAATGAAAAAAATAATAATATTCCAGCTTCTCAAGGACTGCTATGATAATATCTCTATATTTATTATAATAATCACTAGACTATCGTAGGACTATCGTAGGACTATCGTAGGACTATCGTGGTCTGCTGGTCTGCTGGTCTGCTTGTCTGTTGGTCTGCTGGAATATTTGCGATATTTTAAATGTTTCTTAGCAGTTGTGGTATGCGGATTATAACGATGGTATGATTTCATAGTTTAAATCGACACATATCTTTTTCCATATCTGATCCTGAACATAGAGCTTTTCTCTGCTTTTCAATAATGGAAAATATTTGAGGTATTCGTTGAGCCCGAGTATCTGAAAGAACTTATAGAGAACATAGCTATATGACAAAAAATTCTTTCTATCTTTCGGACAATGTTTCAAGAAAGGCGCTTGGATGCTTCTAAACATATTACATAGCTTATCCTCCAATTCGGGACTGAATTGCGGCGTAGGTATTCCGTTGATTCTATTTATAATATAATTGATATGCTCGTAATACTTGTTTATTCTCAATCTTTTAAGAATATCCCTCATTTTTAAATAGGTTATTTTTTTCAAGTCAGTTATCTTCTCTTTCTTAATTTCCGTCAAAATCTTTTCAAATATTTCGTCGGGTATATCCGTACTCTCCTTGCCCTGAACCTGATTGCACCACTCCCTAAAATGATTAATCCTCTTATAACAAAAATGCGATGTATCCTTCGTATTCTGTTTTAATATCGGTCTATTTTGCTCTACCAAGAGAAGCTCCTGATATCCGCAAATACTACATACAATTATAGCATCGTGCTGGAGACAAGTCATGCTATTTTTGCAAACCTTGCATATCTCTATGTTTTCGTCCTCAACTGTTCTGACATATCTATTGTTTATTATAGCCATATATTTATCAACCAAGGTACTCTTGTCATATATCTTGCTACTATCATTATCATTAATTTCCCCCTTAGTTTTATTGGCCTCTGTTTTATCGCTATCCGCGCCTTTATTATCTGTTATTACCTTCTTATTATCTATGTTATTAAGAGCCTCTAATACATTGATCGTATTAGTATTTATGCTCATATTTCGCTTTTTTTTGGATTCCTTCTTGTATATCTTCGGTTTATTGCAGGACTCCTTAATAAAGTTGATATTCTGATTAATATCTGATTGCTTATTAACGGTATCGTAATATTGAAATAGTATATCGCTCGTATTCTTGTAATACTCTATTTCATCTAAATTATTGAGTTCATTCAATTTACTTTTAATATCTATTATCTGTTCGTTCAACTCTATATTACTAAACCAAAGCCGGCTATTAAGTTCTTTATCGGCCGTATTATTTATACTTTTTAATATCTCCATTTTCTTTTCTTCGCAATAACTAAGTTTTTCAAGATAGTATATCTTTTCCTTATCGCTCTTCTCAAAATCCTTAATCATGTTATTATGCATTGCGTCCAAAGTAACAGTTTCATTTATATCTGTTGTTATTTTTTTTTTAGATGACTTCTCTTTAAACATCATTATATTTGAATTATAAATATTAAGGTTTATATAATAAAAATTATTTTTGTGTCATATAATCTATATTTTTTTCTCCTCTAATAGTATAAAGAATATAGCGTAAATGGGTGGTGGTCTTCTTCAATTAGTAGCTTATGGTGCACAGGATGTTTATTTAACTGGTAATCCGCAAATTACCTTTTTCAAAGTAGTTTATCGTCGTCATACTAACTTTGCTATTGAAGCTATCCAGCAAACTTTCAACGGTAATGCCGGCTACGGTAATACTGTAACCTGCCAAATATCGCGCAATGGTGATTTAATAAATCGTATGTATTTACAAGTTGATGTCCCTAAAAAGAAAAGTCTCACTACCGCAACTACCAGCACATACCAAAATTATCTCGGGTTACGCTTAATAAAATCCGTTGTTATTGAAATTGGTGGCCAACAAATAGATAAGCATTATTCTGATTGGCTTTACATCTGGAACGAATTATCTCTTCCTATGGGCAAACGCTATGCCTATGATACTATGGTTGGTGCCGACAAAGATATATTAAATGGCGTTCCTGGTACCGCCGACACAACTCTATATATCCCCTTCGAGTTCTGGTTTTGCCGCAATGTAGGTCTCGCGCTTCCTTTAATCGCTCTTCAATATCACGAAGTAAAAGTAAAAATAGATTTTGAAACTAAGGCCAACTGCATAGCTAAGGGCACGGGTACCTCGACCGCTGCCGGTTCATTAGACGATTTTGAAGCTATTAAAAATATCTCTTTATGGGCTGATTACATCTTCTTAGATACCGATGAACGCCGAAGATTCGCTCAATTATCCCATGAATATTTAATAGAGCAGCTACAATTCACTGGTACCGAACCCCTCGTTACCGGTACCAACCGAATCAAGCTAAATTTCAATCACCCTTGCAAAGAACTCGTGTGGGTCGCAAAAACAACCCCTACCACCAATATAACCAGATGGTATGATTACACCAATAAGGATGGCGCCGACGGTATGACATCATACAGTTTAGCTGATGGCGGTGATGCAATTGCGGGAGGACAGCTTACATCCAATTTCCTTGTTATATCCGATATCAAGCCTTCGCAAAATGTCAATCCTTTCGTGAATGCCATCCTTCAATTAAACGGCAATGATCGTTTCGCGGTTAGAGAAGGCGACTATTTCAATTATGTTCAGCCCTTCCAGCATCATACCAATG